AATCTATGGAAATGATCGTTATATCTATCAATACATATCAGAAAAATATCCAGAGGATGAAGTTAAGTTTGATATTAGTCAGATAAAATTAGTCACACTTGATATTGAGGTATCATCAGAACAAGGCTTCCCTGATGTTGAATCATGCACAGAAGAGATACTTGCAATCACAATACAAGACTATACGACAAAACAAATTATAAGTTGGGGTGTTAAACCATTTAACAACAAGCAAAAAAATGTAACTTATCATTGTTGCCATACGGAGGAAAATTTACTTCGCACCTTTATTAATCACTGGATGCAGGATGTTCCCGATGTAATCACTGGGTGGAATATTCAACTATATGATATGCCATATATTTGTAAGAGAATTAATCGTGTCCTTGGTGAAAAACTAATGAAAAGAATGTCACCTTGGGGACTTGTATCTGAGGGAGAGGTTTATATCAACGGACGTAAGAATACTACATTTGATATTGGTGGTGTCACTCAACTAGATTATCTTGATCTATACAAAAAATTTACATACAAGGCACAAGAATCATATCGACTAGACTATATCGCAAAGGTAGAACTGGGACAACAAAAACTCGATCACTCGGAGTTTGATACCTTCAAAGATTTTTATACAAAAGGATGGCAAAAGTTTATTGAATATAACATCATTGACGTAGAACTTGTTGACCGTTTGGAAGACAAGATGAAACTGATCGAACTTGCATTGACTATGGCCTATGATGCCAAGGTGAATTACAATGATGTGTTTTATCAGGTAAGAATGTGGGATACTATTATTTACAATTATCTCAAGAAACGTAACATTGTAATCCCTCCAAAGAATCGATCATCAAAGGCAGAAAAGTATGCGGGTGCCTATGTTAAAGAACCTATTCCCGGTAAGTATGATTGGGTGGTATCGTTTGACTTAAACTCACTGTATCCGCATTTAATCATGCAATATAATATATCTCCAGAAACACTTATTGAAACAAAGCACCCAACAGTTACAGTAGATAAAATACTCGATCAAGATTTGACATTTGAAATGTATAAGGATAATGCCGTATGTGCAAATGGTGCAATGTATCGCAAAGATGTTCGTGGATTTCTACCTGAGTTGATGGACAAAATGTATGGAGATCGTGTAGTCTTTAAAAAGAAAATGATTGAAGCAAAGAAAGCTTATGAAAAGACTCCTACAAAGACATTGGAAAAAGAGATTGCTAGATGTAACAACATTCAAATGGCAAAAAAGATTTCTCTTAATTCTGCCTATGGTGCGATTGGTAATCAATACTTCCGCTATTATAAATTAGAAAATGCGGAAGCAATTACTTTATCTGGTCAGGTTTCTATTCGTTGGATAGAGAACCGCATGAATTCTTATCTAAACAAAATACTAAAAACGGAGGATGTTGATTATGTTATTGCTAGTGATACTGATAGTATCTATCTCAACTTGGGTGATTTGGTCGATAGGGTATACGAAGGTAGAGAAAAGGATGCTGCGAGCATCGTGTCGTTCCTTAATAAGGTCTGTGAGGTGGAATTTGAAAAATATATTGAGAGTTCTTACCAAACGTTGGCCACGTACGTAAATGCATATGATCAAAAGATGTTCATGAAAAGAGAGAACATCGCAGATCGTGGCATATGGACAGCAAAGAAAAGATATATTCTAAACGTGTGGGATAGTGAAGGTGTTCGTTATGAAGAACCTAAACTCAAAATGATGGGTATTGAAGCAGTTAAATCATCTACCCCTGCACCATGTCGTAAGATGATTAAAGATGCACTTAAGATAATGATGAATGGCACAGAAGAAGATATGATTGATTATATTGATACATGTCGTAAAGAATTTAAAAAGTTGCCACCAGAAGAGATTGCTTTCCCAAGAACTGCATCTGATGTTGTTAAGTACAGAGCTCATTCTACAATTTATGCAAAAGGAACTCCCATACATATACGGGGTGCATTATTGTTTAATCACTATGTGAAGAAACACAAATTGGACAATAAATATTCACTCATTCAAAATGGTGAGAAGATTAAATTCTGTTATTTGAAAAAACCAAATATCATTCATGAAAATATAATTTCATTCATTCAAGACTTTCCTCACGAGATTGGTCTTGACAAATATATCGATCACGATCTACAATTCGACAAGTCATTTTTAGAACCACTCAAGATTATTCTTGATGCAATTGATTGGAATGTCGAAAAAACTGTAAACTTAGAACTATTTTTTTCCTAATGGATTTACCTATTAACAACGAAGAACTTGGCACTATTGTTAAGGCATTAACTCTTGGTGGTGATACTGCATTATATCAAAAATTAAAATTAATAAAAGAAACCATTGATGCAAATCCCGGTGGCCCATATAAAAAAATACTTCGTGAATCTCATGGCATGGTGATCTGATGTTTTATAAAAAAGTGAGTTTGGTTACTGGTGGGTTTGATCCCATACATAGTGGACACATATCATATTTTGCAAGAGCAAAAGACTTCTCGGATTTTTTAGTTGTTGGTATCAACACTGAGGAGTGGCTAACTAAAAAGAAAGGACAATACTTTCAATCATGGACAGAGAGAGCAGAGATCATTCGTCATTTAAGAATGGTTGATGCTGTTATTACTGTACCTGACGATGATCAAGGATCTGCGTGTGGTGCGATAGATAAATGTTTAGAAATCGCAGATGAAGTTATTTTCTGCAATGGAGGTGACAGACAAAAAGGTAACACACCGGAACTTGACAGATTTAAAAATAATGATAGAGTGAAGTTTGAATGGGGTATCGGTGGTAGTGATAAAATGAACAGCAGTTCATGGATCCTACATGGATATTTTGAAAGACAACGTAAATTACTAGGAATCTGATGGAAACAACGCACAGAAAGACATTACTACATCTCTTGAAAGAACGTGCTTATAAACGCGGAGAATATACATTATCATCTGGTAAAAAATCGGAACATTATATTAATTGCAAGCCTGTCACACTATCATGTGAAGGAAACGCATTATTATCTCATTTAATGATAAAAGAAGTTGAAGATAATGCCATAGCAGTAGGTGGTCTCACACTAGGTGCAGATCCCCTCGTATGTGGTGTTGCACAAAGAGCTTATTACTCAGGTCATAGACACCTTGATGCATTGATAGTAAGAAGAAATCCAAAAGGTCATGGCACAAAAGAAGTTATTGAAGGTAATAAACCCTCAAAGGGTTCAGTTGTCACTGTTTTAGAAGATGTAACAACAACTGGTAGTAGTGCTATAAAGGCTGTGAATGTTCTGAGAGATGCAGGATATATTGTAAACCGTGTTGTTGCAATAGTGGATCGTCAAGAAAATCATAAGGTGTGGGAGAATAACGATCTTGAATTTATTTCATTATTTAAATTGGAGGATATTATTAAATGAAATGTTGGCATTGTAATGATGAATTGATCTGGGGTGGAGATCATGATATTGACGAAGATGAGAGTATGGAGTATGATATGGTTACTAACTTATCATGTCCAACTTGTGAATCTTACGTTGAAGTGTATCACAAGTTTAAAAAATAATTATGGATTTTCTAAAAGAAATTGTAAAAGAAATTGGAGATGACTTCACTCAACTTGCATCAAATATCGATGAAACTGAAACATTCATTGACACAGGTTCGTACATTTTTAACGGACTTATATCAGGGAGTATATTTGGTGGTGTATCTAATAACAAAATCACTGCAATTGCTGGCGAGTCTAGCACTGGAAAAACTTTCTTCTCTTTGGCAGTCGTCAAAAATTTCCTTGATTCTAATCCTGATTCTTATTGCTTATATTTCGATACTGAAGCCGCTGTCAATAAGTCTTTACTCACAAGTCGTGGAATTGATTTAGATCGTCTTGTAGTTGTTAATGTTGTTACGATTGAAGAGTTTAGAACAAAAGCATTAAAAGCAGTTGACATATATTTAAAAAAACCAGAGGATGAACGTAAACCTTGTATGTTTGTTCTTGATTCTCTTGGCATGTTGTCAACAGAGAAAGAAATCAATGATGCATTGAATGATAAACAAGTAAGAGATATGACCAAATCTCAACTTGTAAAAGGTGCATTCCGTATGCTTACACTCAAACTTGGTCAAGCAAATATTCCTCTTATAGTTACAAACCACACTTATGATGTTATCGGATCTTATGTCCCCACAAAAGAAATGGGTGGAGGTAGCGGTCTTAAGTATGCAGCCAGTACGATCATTTATCTTTCAAAGAAAAAAGAAAAAGATGGAAAGGCAGTCATTGGAAACATTGTCAAAGCAAAGACTCATAAATCACGTTTAAGTAAAGAGAACAAAGAAGTTGAGATTCGTTTATATTATGATGAACGTGGACTTGATAAGTATTATGGTTTACTTGAACTGGGTGAGATTGGTGGATTGTGGAAGAATGTTGCAGGTAGATATGAAATCAATGGAAAGAAAATTTATGCAAAACAAATATATGCAGATCCAGAAACATATTTCGATGAATATGTAATGCAAGCTCTTGATGAAATAGCACAGAAGGAGTTTAGTTATGGAGAAAGTTGAGTTTCTAATTCTTAGAAATCTCTTACATAATGAAGAATATCTCCGTAAAGTTGTTCCTTTTTTAAAATCAGAATATTTTGAAGATGAGAAACAAAAGATTGTTTATCAAGAGATATCTAATTTTGTAGAACAATATAATGAACTCACAACTAAAGAGGTTCTATGTATTGAGATCGAAAAAAGAAAAGATATCACAGATTCAATGTTCAAGGACATCACTAATCTTGTTAGTGAGTTGCATGATGCTCCTGCCGATCTTCAATGGTTATTAGATACTACAGAGAAATGGTGTCGTGATCGTGCTATATACTTGGCACTGATAGAATCTATTCAACTAGCAGATGGAAAAGATGACACTAAAGGAAGGGATGCTATTCCTTCTATTTTGTCTGATGCTCTGGCTGTGTCTTTCGATAATCATGTAGGACACGACTATTTGATTGATTATGAGGAAAGGTATGAATCATATCACAGAAAAGAAGATAAAATACCATTCGACTTGGAGTTCTTCGACAAAGTTACTAAAGGAGGTCTCCCTAATAAAACGCTCAATATCGCTCTTGCGGGCACTGGTGTTGGTAAGTCTTTGTTTATGTGCCATTTTGCCAGTTCTGTTTTACTCCAAGGTAAAAACGTTTTGTATATTACGCTTGAGATGGCTGAAGAAAAGATTGCAGAGAGGATTGATGCGAATCTTTTAAATCTTAATATTCAAGATATTACCGACTTACCTAAAACAATGTTTGAAAGTAAGGTTACTGACTTATCAAAGAAAACTCAAGGCACATTAATCATTAAAGAATATCCAACAGCAGCAGCACATTCAGGTCACTTCAAGGGTTTACTTAATGAACTTGCATTGAAGAAATCTTTTAGACCGGATATTATATTCATAGATTACTTAAATATATGTGCATCCTCACGTTATCGAGCAGCAGGTAATGTCAATTCTTACTCATATATCAAAGCGATTGCAGAAGAGCTCCGTGGTCTTGCGGTTGAAGCAAATGTTCCCATCGTCTCGGCAACTCAAACAACTCGTAGTGGGTTTGCTAGTAGCGACGTTGATCTTACTGATACCTCTGAGTCATTCGGTCTTCCCGCTACTGCTGACCTTATGTTTGCTCTCATTAGTACAGAAGAGTTGGAAAGTTTAAATCAAATATTAGTTAAGCAATTAAAGAATAGATATAATGATCCTACAATTCATAAACGTTTTGTTGTTGGTATCGATCGTGCAAAGATGAGATTGTATGATTGTGAACAGAAAGCACAAGAAGATATTGTTGACAATACTGAACAAACAGAGTATGATGAGGACAAATCAAAATTTAAAAAATCATTCGGCGACTTTAAATTCTAATGACTGTAGATACTGAAAAATATGTAGACTTTGTGCATGGTGTAACAAGCACAGAGAGTTTAGATTACGCAGCACTTTTGACTCGTATGAATAAACTTGAGTTAGAAGATGACTGTAACTTATCACAGTTGTTGACGGCTGCGCTTGGATTGACAGCAGAGTCAGGTGAGTTTACTGAGATAGTTAAAAAGATCATACTACAAGGAAAACCATATAATGAAGATAATGTTTTTCATATGAAAAGAGAACTAGGTGATATCTGTTGGTACATTGCACAGGCTTGTATGGCACTTGATACTTCATTTGATGAGATTATTGAAATGAATGTAGAGAAACTTAAGAAGAGATATCCCGGTGGTGAGTTTAATGTGCATCAATCTGAAAATCGTAAGGCGGGAGATCTATAAATACTATTGATAAATTTCAGTAGGTTTCCCCAATGGGATTATTCAATGATGATATGACCGGTTTGGCAGCAGCGTACGCTTCCATGAACGATGGCAGATATTTGCTAACGAATGCAGACAAGGTTGGAAATACACCCGCATGGCAAAATAGGTTTAAAGTAAACGAGTCAACTGGCGAAATGCTTTATGAGATGGCAGATCATCTCAAAGAGGCATATGAGGAAGAACTCATTGCAATAATTGATGAAACCTTACAGGAATTAAGAAGATTGGATGAGGGTAAAATACCTGCAGGACTCCAAGCCTACATTGATAAAAAGAAAGGAAAGAAAGGAAACGGTGATAAGAAAGAAGATAATGATAATGGTA